AACTATGTGGAAACCGGCGTTGCTGCCAACAGCGGTCTCACCATTGCCAAGCTCCGCGCTGCGAAGTACCTCTTCGACAGCAACGAAATTGACGAGGAAGAGGAGCGCATCATGGTTGTGTCCGCCAAGCAACTCCAAGACCTGCTCCGCACGGTCGAGGCGACATCGGCAGACTACAACAGCGTGCGCGCTTTGGTGGACGGGGCTTTGAATACCTTCATGGGATTCAAATTCCGCCGCAGCCAACTCCTCACCAAAGTCTCCACCGTTCGTTCCTGCTACGCCTACGTCAAGTCGGGCGTGATTTTGGCCGAGCGTGGGCTGAAGACTCACATGGACGTCCGCACGGACCTCTCGCACTCCCTTCAAATCCGCTCCGTGGCCAGCCTTGCCGCTGTCCGCATGGAAGAGAAGAAGGTCGTCGAGATCGCTTGCGACGAAGCTTAATTCAAGCACCCCGCTGGCAGACCGGGACAATGTCTGCCACCTACTTTTTAACTCTCTGTACCTGCCTCAATGACGGACGTTCAAATCTGCAACTTGGCCCTCGCTCGACTTGGTGATGCTCGTATCACCACGCTCGCCGATGCGACCGCACAGGCGCAGTATTGCACGCTCTTCTACTCGCAGACTTTGGAGGAACTCCAGACGGAGTTCGATTGGCAGTTTTGCCGGAAACTCGCCTCGCTAACCGCTGACTCCACTGCCCCGGCTTTTGGCTACGCCCGCCGGTTTGCTGCTCCCTCCGACTTCCTGCGACTCATCCGCCTCAACGGGATCGATGAGGATGAGAATTTTTCCAAGTGGGAGATCGTGGATGGGTTCATCCACACCGATCTCGCGGCTCCCGCGCAGATCGAATACATCGCAAAAGTCACCGAATCCGCAAAGTTCCCGGCGGTCTTTGTCGAAATCCTTTCTGCAAAGCTGGCCACGAACCTCGCGATGCCGCTCACCGGGTCAAAAGACCTTTTCTCTCAAATGGCCGAGGTTTTTTCGGCCAATATGCAGCGCCCGATTGTCAAGGCGTTGATCCTCGCGACCGCCAAGGACCGCCCATCGACCGCGCTCACTGAGGACGAACTCTGCCGCCAAGCGATTCTGCGGGTCGGGACTGCCGAGCAGTTCGGCCCCTCCTCGCAGGCGATGCTTCTTGCCAAGTCGCTCTACCCGCAGGTGCGCGATGCCTTGCTCCTAGCCGGGTCGTGGACGTGGGCGATGAAAAGCGGGACCGTCACCGAAACCCTCCCGCGCCCAGAATACAAGTGGTCCTACCGCTACGCCATCCCCGCCGACTGCTTGCGCGTCTTCCGGGTCAACGACTACGACTACTCCACCGGCGACTCGGCATGGGAAGTCGCTGGCAATTTCGTCCTCACCAATGCCGATTCCGGCTCGCCCGCATGGGTCGTAGACCGATCCTACGAGGTCGGCAATGCCGTTTCCAATAACGGAGTCGTCTACCGCTGCCTCCTTAATGCAACGACCAAGCAACCAGGCGTCACCACGGGGTGGACGACCGACTGGGATGTCTGGCTCGGCAAGGCCATCACGCTGGAATACGTCCGCAAGGTCACCGATGTCACATTGTTTGACTCGCTCTTCATCGACCTCCTCACGGCCAATCTGGCGTCCAAGCTTGCCATTCCGCTCACTGGCGATGCCAACAAGGCTCTCCTCCTTGCCAAGGACAGCGATTCCCTTGCCAAAAATCCTGCCATGCGCCGGGACTCGACCGAGCGCAAGGGTCGCATCAAGCCCGCTTGGATGAGCAGCAAGCTCGTCTCCTCCCGCAATGGCGGCGATGGCATCGATGCCGCGCAGTCTTCGGGTGGTGGTCCTGCTGGAGGAGTCAGCTACCCCTCACTCCTCGTCACCGTGGGAACGGTCACGAACCTACCATCGGGGTCCACCCCTACGGTCACGAACACGGGCCTAAACGACACCGCTGTCCTCAACTTCGGTCTACCTCAAGGCCCAATCGGGGTATCCAATACCCTTTCCATTGGTTCTGTCGCGCCGGGAATCGTTGCTTCAGCTTCCATCACTGGCACTGCTCCGAATCAGACGCTCAATCTTGTCCTGCCTCAAGCGAGCTTGATTTCCACCACAAAGACACGCCTCACCGGGGATGGCGTCATAAAGACATTTCTCATTAACGGTCTGAAGTCGAGCGATCCCAATCATGTGATCGTTGCCATCAATGGCGTGCTTCAAGAACCGACCACCGACTACCTCGTCAATCAAGGCGCAGGAACAATCACCTTTGCCTTAGCCATACCAAATAAAGCCAAAATCGTAGTTGTCGCCCTTGGCCTTTACTCGCCGACCACCCAACGCGATCCCGATCTTTACATCCACGCCTTCGGTATCAATGCCGCCGGTACATTTAGCTATTACGGGGTCATGTTGAATTCTTTTATCCCAACCACGGGATTATCAGCGGATGTTGCTAAGTGGGAGATCACTCGATCTACGCTCACCTCGAATGGGGCAATCACATCCACCGCCAAGGCAATCAATGTCACTTGGACTAACCGGGAGACCGCCACCTACGCATGACGACGATCACCGAATCCAACATCACCCAGCAACTGGACCTCTCCCAGTTCCAGATCGTTTTGCCCGATGACAGCATCAAGCAACTCGTCATCTACCCGACCTACGCCGATTTCCCAGTTCCCGGAAAGACCGCCCGCATCTACCACGCGCAGGACACTCACGTTCAATGGCTTTGGAACGAGGAGAGCGATACCTACCGACTCATGCTCGAAACCATCGATTGTGGACAATTCTAGTTACCCCCAAAACAACAAAACAAACCCAACAAAACCAAAATAATAAATCAAATGGCAAATCCCATCATCAAAATCAAACGGGGCAGTGGTCAGCCCTTATCGTTGCAACTCTCTGAGTTGGCTTATGATACACTAAACAAGTCACTTTTCATCGGAACGGCAGAAGGCGTTCTGGCGATTGGTGGCGAAAACGTCTTTGCGAAAAAGACTTTCGTAGATTCCGCGGTCAGCGCCGAAGCCTCGCTTCGCTCCGCAGCGGATTCGACTCTCACCTCAAATTTGAATTCGGAAATCTCCCGCGCTCAAGGCGTTGAGGGTGATCTCGCAGACGATATCGCAGCCGAAGTTTCATCGAGATCAGCCGCGATTTCGTCGGTGACCTCCTCGCTGAATTCGGAAATCACCCGCGCCCAAGCCGCTGAAGGCACTCTCACATCGGCAGTGAGTGCAGAGGTTTCGCGTGCGTCCGCCGCAGAAGTGGCACTCGGAACTCGCATCGACAATGTGTTGAGCAATGTTGATGGCGCAGCCCTCGACTCCCTCACCGAAGTCGTCGCCGCCTTCCAAGCCGCCGATGGCACTATCAACGGAGCCATCACTAGCCTCGCCGCAAGCGCATCGAGCGCCCTCGCAGCCGAAGTGACACGTGCGACAGGTGCGGAATCGACCATCACGACTGCCGCAACGGCACTAGCCGGTAGAGTGACGACCGCAGAGAGCGACATCAATACGCTCGAAAGCGACCTCGCCGCAGAGGTGAGCGCACGCACCAGTGCTGTTTCTTCAGAGGCTTCCGCAAGGACTTCTGCCGATTCCGCTCTCGGAGTTCGTATCGACAACGTGGTGACTGCCGCAACTGCCCTCACCTCACGGGTTACCGCCGCAGAGGCAGACATCCTCTCAGAGGCATCCACAAGAGCATCAGCAGTTTCTGCCGTATCGGCTCGCGTGAGCGCCCTTGAAAGCACCATCGACGGAGGCACTTACTAGTCCTTCCACCGCCTCCGAGGTTCGACCCCTCGGAGGCAACCCCATTCCATAATGGCCACCATCATCCCAAAAAAATCCACGGTAGCAGGCAAAATCCCGACGACTAGCGACTTAGGTCTCGGAGAGATTTGCCTTAATCACGCCGACCACGTCCTTTATTCCCGCCATCCGGGTACGGGAGCGGTGTACGCCATCGGAGGAGGCAGCGCAGCGGTCGAACGCTTCTGGGCCTTCGCCTTGAGCGGCAATACCGTCTACCTCGCCAGTATTTCCACATCCGACTTTCCTTCCAGCGGCAGCGTCTATGACGTGGCTCTCTGGGACATAACCAAAACAACAACCAATGACAACGGAGACGTGGTCTCCGAAAGCTCCGCCATCGGAGCTTGGAATAACAAACAAAACCTAACTTACACATAAACCTATGAACGCTACCACACCCATCACCATCGACGGCAAATCCTACCCGAAATTTTCGCTGAACTTGGCCATCACCGGCAAGTATAACGGCGATGGTTCTTCAGACGCCAATGTCGCCATGCGCCTCATCCCGACCCGCATTGAGGACGGCGAAGTCATCAGCGCAGACGAAGCCGCCATCGGCATCGCTCTCGGATCACTGGCAGGCAGCGACGAGGCAACCCAGCAAGCCGTCGGCGCGATCCAAGCCGCACTCCAAGCCTACCTCCAAGCGAAAGGACTCTAAGCCATGTCAAATGTTCGCGCATTCCGAGCTGGCAACTGGTCAGACACTAATACAACCACATCGCCTTGGGCTACTGGCGGCGTTCTCTATGCGCCCAATTCGTCCGACGATGTTTACACCAATGGGTTTACAATCACTGTTGATAATTCGCCAACTGTAATTTCTATCACGAACACATCAGCGACTTCGCGAGTGTGGAAAGACGGCGCGACAACTACAGCCGCCGCAGGAGGGGGATTCGTGCTCAACAACGGCGTCACATTGACAGCCACCACGGCCTCGCTTACGACGGTAGGAGGAAGTTTTCTCACTCTATCCGGCACAAATTCAGCGTCTTTTGTTGGGAATATTACTGGAAACCCTAACTTTAGTTACTCTGTTGTAAACACAAGCTCTGGAACATTAAATTTCACAGGTTTTACCGAAGCAACAGGCCCGGGTGGTGGAACATTTCGCAACCAAGTCGGCGGATCGTTAATAATAAACGGAGGAGTAATTAGCAGTGCAACCTCTGCTGCAATTTACCAAGACGCTGGCGGGAACACGACAATCAATGGGTATTGCACATCAAACGGCGTAGTAGCAGTAAATAATAATGGCGTTGGACAAGTAACCATTGTTGGAACCATGACTGCCTCAAATGGCGGCGGTAATGCAGTCCGATCAACCAACATCTCTAGCCTCGTTCGAGCCTCGGGATCATTTATTTGCGCGTCCGATGGGACAATGGCAGTGGCAGCCATAAAAATGATTTTGAACACCACTCCGACAAACGCCAAAACCCGCTACGCCCTCAACGGCATCGGCACTTATGTGGATATGTTCACCGCCGACAACTCGCTCGGCCAAGCCGTCCCCAGCGATGTCCGCAGCG